ATTAATACAGCACAATTTGTTCGTAAGGATTGCTTATTTATTGCGGATCCAATTAGACATATTTTTATTAAAAAAGACAACATTAAAACTTTAGCTGATAAAACAAAGTCATTTAGTCAATATATCTACAGTGCTTTACGGCATTTATACGAAGGTGTCAACAGCAGCTATATTACAGCTTATTCAAATTGGGTCAATGTAAATGATATATATACAGGATTAAACGTATGGGTACCATTTTCAGGATATGCTGCGAATTTAATGGCTTTAACTGATAGCAATTCGCAACCATGGATTGCACCCGCAGGTTTTAATCGCGGAATTGTAACAAATGCTAGCGATATTGCAATATATGACACACAAAAAGAGAGAGATCAATTATACAAGATTGGCCTTAACCCCGTAACACTATTTCCTGCTGAAGGTTTTGTAGTATTTGGTCAAAAGACATTATTAAAGCAGCCAAGTTCATTTGATCGTATTAATGTTCGTCGATTATTTCTATACTTAGAAAAAACCACTAAAGCAACTGCAAAATTCTTCGTATTTGAGCCGAATACATTATTTACAAGAACGAGGGTTGTTAATACGTTATCACCAATATTTGATAATGCTAAAAACACCCAAGGCATTTATGATTACCTTATCGTATGCGATGAGCGTAACAATACGCCTAGTGTTATTGATGCTAATGAATTGGTTATAGACATTTACATTAAACCTGTACGGACTAGTGAGTTTATTCTTATTAATTTCTATGCAACTCGCACAAGCACAAACTTTAATGAAATAGCATAATAGTAACTACAATAATTTAACTAAATAATAATATGCCATCCAATAATACAATTAGAAATTTTTATCAGTCAGCTATTAACCGGGAATTTTCAAGAGATTTTCTCTTTAGAGTAACCGACGTAAATTTAGGGAAGTTAAAACTTTCAGAAGATGATTTAGTATACGTTAAGGCTGCTAAGCTCCCAGAGCGTTTGATTGCTGATTTACCTGTTAAGTATATGGGAATGGAATTTCATTTACCTGGAGCTGTATCGTATGGGGAGGCAGCTGGTTATAGTATGACATTCTATTGTGATGCCGCATCATTTCTCCATCAACAGTTTTTAAAGGAGTCAGCACGAACCTTTAATGATGCAACAAGTACTGGTAGTTATGATATTGCAGGACCCGAAAAATATATTATATTATCACAACTTGACAAACAGTTAATACCTGTACGCAACTTTAAATTAGTTGGAGCATCTATTCGTCAAGTTGGGGGAATAGATTATGCTATAGCTGAAGGTACAGGTGCACCAGTTACGTTCGAAGTTAAAATTGCTTATCATTATTTCGAAGTATCTGATTTAAGTGTACCGGTGAGAGCGTCTGGTCCAGATGCTGCACCGCTGTTCCGTTCTTAATAACAGTATTGTAAAAATATTGTGACATTTAAGCGGCGGCATAAATAATAATATGGCAAAGCTTTTTTCGTCTGACAGTATTGATAATAAATCATACCGAAGTTTATTTCATAATCAAATTAGTAAGTGGGAATCCGGCATTCCCCTCCAGACATCATGGGTAGCAAGATTTAGCTTGCAGAATAATACCAATTTCTCAACATTTTATGAAAATATCGGAGCAGATATTTTAATGGATTCTGATAAATTTGGTATACAACAAGAGGATCAAATTAAGATATTTAATGATGATATAAATCATAGTATAGGATGCTTTTATATACAGTCAATTAAGTTACCTGTAGATTCATTTAGTGTTGCAGATGCTAATTTAGATGGTGCGGGGGGATTTTTAACAGGTATAGTTGGAGCAGATAGGGTAAAGAATTCATCCAGGAGTTTAACAATAGATTTTTTTGAAACTAATTTAGATTTTATTGATTTAGTTATACGACCTTGGATGGTAACTGCAGCATATAGAGGATTATTGGCCCGTAAATATAATAATTTTAAATCGAATATTGATATTGTACAATTCACAAAATACAATACAAATAAAGACTCTCGATTAATCCGTAAACATCACCAATTTTTTGATTGTGTTCCGTATAATATACCTGGCAATCCACTAAGTTATAATGCAGAAGAGATAAAAGCAGTCAGTGTTCAGTGGACATACAATACTTATTCGTATAATAATACTGAGCATACACCGGATGTAAGCGGATCAATGTAAATATGTTTACCTTTAATATAAAATTAACGGGGAACAAATTAATAGAATGCCGTGAAATAACTAATCGGATATATTTACCATTTGTAAAGTCAATAATGAATGGTGATTCTGTTATAATATCCAATTTTTTAGATAAAATTATAGAATACGCTGTAATTGATAAATCCCAGATTAAAAAATTAAATTGTATTGACAAATTTCTTATTTTATTGGACTTACGGTCGATCAGTATCAATAATAATATTACGTTCAATAATGGGGTATTATTTAGTAATTTATCTATTGAAATAGATCAAATTGGTACATATATCTTAGAATCAATACCATCAATAACTAAGCAATATATTATTGATGATTTAATAAAATTGGAAATTAACATTCCGACGAATCTTAGTTATGAATTTACAGATATTTCAAATACGATTCAAAGTATTCAAATAGGTAGTGATTTAATACAGATGAATAGTGTTACCAATAAAATGCGTGAGAATATTTTAAATTTTATACCCGCTAAATTATTTAATCAAGTCTTAAAATTTGTGGATATTACTACTAAATCAATGGAGCATATTCATATCATTAAAGGCAACGAAAAACTCGGTATTAATAGAGTTGAGTTTAATGTTTTTAATAATACGTTATTTGAATTTATAAGGGCAATATATAATGAAGATTTATTAAATTTATATAAAATGCAGTATATACTAATGAGTAAATTAAATTTTGATAATGATACTTATTTAAATTTAACACCAAATGAGTCCCATATTCATTTAAACTTTTATAATGAAGAGTTAAAAAAACAGCAAGATGAATATGATAAAAATAATAATTCGCCTAGTAAATAATAATAATAGACATAATTATAGTATATGAGCCAAGTAACAAATATTTTAACGAAACTAAAAGATATATCTGACACAAATCTAGTAGATATCTATGTAGCATCAGAGGGAAGAAATGTCAAATTTCGGCAATTATCTATTAAACAACAAAAAGATTTATTTAAAACTGGTCTAGATGGTGTTGCTGCTGGTATTACTTTAAGTGAAGAGATTACTAATATAATATTTACTAATTCAACAGAGGATATTGATTTCAGTGTATTTGATAAACTACCTATTATTTTAAAGTTACGCGCAAATGCTCTAGGCACAAATTGCATGCTAAATAACGATAATAATCAAAAAGTTATTGATTTTAGTTATTTATTAAAAAAAGATATTGAATTGCCTGATGAAGATAGAAAGCATATTGTGTTTGAATCTGAAATTGAATTAGATATTTCATACCCCACATTATTAAAAGATTCAAAAATTAACAGATCCCATATTGACAAAGCAAAAAAGCAAGAAGGTATTAGTGATGCAATTGGTAATTTATATATCTACGAAATAGCAAAGTATATTGATTCTATTACTATTGGCAATGAAACTATTAATTGTAATTTACTTGCTGTCAAAGAATTAGTTAATATAATTGAGAATTTACCCGCAAAATTAAATGAAGAGGTCTTGAATTTTATGAGTAAATTACGTAAAACAGAAGAAGAATTTTTGACGGTATCAAACAATATTATAATTATTGATTCGAGATTCTTTACAAAAGAATAGGATTGTAGTAAATATTGATAATGGACGTTACAGCGCAATTATCAAGAGTTTTGCTTTTATTGGAACAATTCTGTTTAAAATTTAATGAGCAGCAGGAGAATACTACTACTCGTTATGCTGAAGAAAGCGAAAAAAACAAAATTAAAGATGGATTTGGCCCTGATGTTCCCCCTAATTTAACCTCAAATGAGCGTTCACGGTGGAAAAGTATTGCAAAGATTTTTAAGCAAACAATTGGCAGCAGTCTATTTTCGGTTTTTAGTGGAGACGAGAAAAAAAATAAAGCAAATACTGATGTAGTTGATGTTCGATTAGTAGAGATATCCAAAAAATCATTAAAGGATCTCAAACAAAGTAGTGAAGGATCTAGTAGTAGTTGGTTCTCTGGTTTATTTAAAGGTATAGGGGCTGTTGTAGGTATTGCAGCACTAGGCACAGCAATTTATTTCATAATTAAATCTATTGGTAGTATGCCATCTGTAGATACTAATACTATTGTATTAGTTGCAGGTGGCATTCTTGCATTTGTTGGTATATTATATGGATTGACAAAGATAGGGTGGGGCACTTTATTAAAGGGTCTAATTGCTTTAGGTGGTATTGCAGCAATTTTAAATTTTTTAATAGCTCCTGCAATGGTTCTATTAGGTAATGTTAATTGGGAAAATGCATTAGGTGCAGTGGTAGCAGCGGGTCTTGCAATTACAGGTCTTGCAGTATTAGCTGAAGTAATAGGTAAAATTGTTACTACTGGTCAAGGTGCACTGGGTATGTTAGCAGGTTTAGCTTCAATTGCTGCGATTGCTGCATTAATTCAATATTTAATCGCACCAGCAATGATGGAGATTAGTAAAGTACAGTGGGATGCTGCATTAGCGGGTATAGAGATAGCAGGTATAGCAATAACTGCTTTAGCTGTACTTGCGGGTGGAATAGGGGCATTAATAGTTGGATCAGGTGGGTTGGGTGCACTTGCCGCTGGTGCAGGTTTACTAGCATTAACGGGATTAGCATGGGTAATGGGATACACTGCAGATAATTTATTAAAATTTAATGATGTAGATGCTGATAAATTATTAAAATGCGCACCTGCGATTTTAGCATTAAACTTAGCTATGGCATCAGGTATTTTTGCCGCTGGATCCAATTTACTTTCAACTGTACTAGATCTTGGCTCCAGGGATCCAGTAAAATACTATGCTAGATTTGCTAATGAGATAAATGCTGTTAATTTGCAATCTGTCGCCAATTCAATTAATATTTTAAATAAAGCCTTAGGTGTAAATATTAACAATAAGAGTGTATTTGACTTTGACTACCCTACATATTATAGCAAATTCGCAAATGGTATTAATGCTGTTAATCTGCAATCTGTTGCTAATTCAATCGCTAGTTTACATACTAGCTTGTCTATGGCTATTAAAACAGAGCCAATTAAAGAATATATAGAGAACTACACTAAATTACTAAGTGTATTATCGAATCCAGATATATTTAAAGGATTTAACGTAAAAGCTGTTCTAGATAGCATTAAATCGTTAAGCTCATCTATTACAGACGGATTTAAAGGAATTAATATTGACATTGTTCTAGATAGCATAAAATCGTTAAACTCATCTATTTCAACTCTGTTTACAGAAACAACAAGTTTATTATCAAATGTAGTAGAGAATTTTAATAAGATAAATCAAATAGATTTGACACCTATTAATACAAAAGTTAACGACTTAGTGAGTAATTTACGTAATAACTTTAAGGATCCAATTGACATCAAACTAAATATTGACAGCCAATTAAATACAATGTTAAATAATTTATACGAAAAAGAGACAGTTATTTTGACCAAGCAACTTGACCAGCTTATTAATAATGGAAGAAAGCTAGACCTTATTGCTAATAATACCTCTAATTTCAATAGTTCTAATCAAGTAAGTAACAACAGTGATAGCTTTGACTCTATTACTAAGAGTGGGGCATATACAAAATCTGCATTCTTACAGAGTCTTACATTAAAAACATATAACACACCTTCGCAGTCTACTGCTTAATATGGACAACCAAAAATCAATTTTTACACCGGAATATAGAGATAAAATAGCTAAACGGGTAGCGGCAGATATAAAAGAAAAAACAGGTAGAGATGGTGTTCTAATAAAGGGTGAGCAAAAAGTCCAGTTTGACGAACTACAAACCCCTAAAGCTGATAACACCCAGGATGTTAATAAAAAATTTACAATGGATTTTTTAAAAGACCAAGCTAAAAACGTAAACAAATTGTTTACTGAACGAGCTAAAGGCAATAAAAAAATATTTGATTTAGTAACAAACGGTGAGAGTGGTAAATGGACAGTATCAAAAAAAACCGAATTTGGTAACCAATATGAACAAATACCAAGTATAATTTTAACTGAATATAAAATAACATCATCATCATCAATACAGTCTCTACGTAGGGCTGTTTCGCTAATACCGGATGTATTATCTACCGCATTTGGGGGAGCTGTACAAAAAAGCGCACAAGCAGTTGGAACAGTTATAAAAGAGAATTTAAATACGAAATTATATGAGTTACTGAATAACGGGCTATCTAATTTAGGGGATACTTTTAACGATGTTACACAAATCGCAAAAGATTTATCAGGATATAATGAGCACCCGGATATAGCGGGCAACTCACATTTGGATCCATATAAGTGGTTGTATAGTATAGTACCTACCAATTATAGCTACATTTTGCCATATTTTAGTGATGATTATTTTAATATAAACAATATTTGGTCTGAAAACGCAGGATCATCTATGAAAGAGTCTAAATTAAAGACTATGGCAGAAAATTTACTTAATATGCCAATTGACTTAGCAAATAGTGCATCTTTCTTTGATCCGGGGATATATGTAGAACGACCTAAATTTTATAACTTTGAGCAAGGCCGCTCTGTAGACATATCAGTTACTTTCCCATTAATAAATACTCATAAATTTGAAGACATAGATAGAAACCTACAAATAATAAAAAATTTAGTAATTCAAAATTTACCATATCGGGTTAATCAAGTTAAAAGTGAAATACCAGTTATATATGATGTAAAAATACCTGGAGCAGCACATTACCCATTTTGTTATATTAAACAATTAACTATAAAGCATTTAGGAAATAAACGCGTAACTAAGGAATTTAATAATGGCACACCAACAATAATACCTGATGCATATATGATCAATATAAAATTAGAGTCCCTAACAGATGATGCAGGTAATTTCTACATTAAAGCGTTCGGTAATAATTTAAATGGTATAAATGTAAATACTCATTTAATGTCTGTATCTATTCCTGACTCTAGCCGAATTGCAAAAAAACTTTCCAATCCGCGTAGTTTGAAGAGACCATAAGTAACACCAGAACAGTATCACCAGATGAGTAAAATCACAACATAATGAAACAAAACAGCATCAACGAATTACCACCTATTAATTCAAATAGATACGAAAATTTATTTAATATTTTTACTACCACGAAAAATAATAACTACTATTATTATTATAATATTTTAAGTAAAATAACCATACCTAATACAACCTCTAATGCGGTGTATCAATTATATAAAGTCGATAAGTTATTGCCACTGACCACCATAAGTTATAATATATATAATACAATACACTTATGGTGGTTAATTGTAGCAATTAATAAAATACAAAACCCTGTAAAATTAATTGCACCGGGATCCACCCTCAAAATACTTAGGCAAGAATATATTAATAATGTAATTAATAAGTTAAAATAAATATGAT